TTAATTTAGACGGTGGAGTAGTTACTGCAGTTTGTAAATTACCGCCAGTCTTAGCATTATAAGCATCAACACCTTTTTGCGTTAGACCACCAGTAGAACTCTTGTGTCCTTTAGCGTCAATAGCATATTCTAATAACTCTTCATCAGTAATAGCTTCTAATTTTTCCCATATAGAATCAGCGTGAATATCATGCTCTAATGAAAGATCTTCAACATATTCTTCAATTAGATCAAACTGTTCTTCCAGTTCATCTCTGGATTGCATATAATCTCTAACAGAACTTATATAGTCTTGGGCCAAAGTAATCTTAGACTGAACCCATTCAGGCATATTGTCGTCATCACTAAGCATGTCAATCAGATCTTTAGAGTTACGCAAAACAGTTTGTAATTGAGTGCGAGCCATCTGACCTTCATAGTCATACTCTCCTTTATCAATTGCCTTTGCGGCTTCTTCTAACACATTGAAGACTTCTTCAATTTCTTCGTTTGCTGATTTAAAATCAGCGTCAGTTGGAGCACCTTCACTTCCAGGTTTACGCATACGCTCACCTGAACCATTTTTAATTCGTTTTCTTTTAGCGTGAATGTTATCCCACAGTCCACGCTTTTCTTCTAACCATTCTTTGAAATTAATCATCTTTGCCACCCTTTAATTATGTCAGCAGAGAAATTAGCCTTGCTGAATTCCATACGATCTACAATCTTTACAGCACCACCAGTAAGGTGATCAATAGCAACGAAACCTTCTACACCTGTTGCTTTAAAGCCATTAGATGTTTTAAGGAATGTGCTAACATGACCAGCTGAATTCATTTTGTTTATAATCATTGCTTTTGCTTCAACCAATAGGTTTACTAGATCAAAGATTGCTACAATTTGATTTTGGTCATGATGAGCGAAGAAGCTTAGAATCTTCTTACGCATATCTTCCTGCGTTTTCTTTCCAGCAGAAGTCTTTTTCTTTTCTATTTCTTTTTCGTATCTATCATGAATCCAGTGATAGAGCTCTTGAACGTGAGCTTTAGTGTTGGTGATTAGTTCACCTTTACGAATCTTTGAATTGCCGAATGTTTTTACAACCATCAATAGGTCTTCATCAGCGCTAATAGCGTTTAGTGTTGGTGCACTGATGGAATTAAATAAAGTACCTGCACGAGAAAGAATCTTTGTAACTTCGGCAGTTTCAGATGCAGTGAATGTTGCAGTTCCAGAATAGTCTTTATAGTTTGCGTCATCCATCCAAATACTTGACACATCGTTGAACTTATCAACGATAGTCTTACCGAAGGAAGCAGACATAGATTCAAATGAATCACCGGTATAAGTAGTATGCCAAACTATACCAATCTTTGAAGATCTAATCTTTTTACCAAGAGTAGAATCATATGGTACTGCATACATAATTGTGTTTGGATGGAAGGTGATGTATTTCTCACCATCAATAGTCTCGGTCTTCTTATCATCGGTAAACATTAAGTCACCCTGATATACACCGGATTTAATACCAAGCTTTGAGAATTCTTTAAGAGCTATCTTTAGTTTTATAGCCAGATCACCGGATGTATCTGCTTCTACTTCAGCGGCAGTTTTATAAACTTTAGGATTTTTATTAAAAACCCCTTTTTTAGCTACGAAGAATTTTCCATCGGTTGGATCAATACCAGCAAAAACTGCAGGGGCACCATCCCATTTCACCGTTGCAGTGATTTTATTTTTGCTATGACCAGCAAGCATGTCGCGTAGGTCTTGTAGAAAATTGATAGCTTTACGTGTGCCAGTAACACCTTCATTGAAGATTAGATCCTCAATGTGTTCCATGTGCGTATTTTTTTCTTCTTTTAAATATGTTTTAAAATTTAACACTTAATACACCTTATAGTGAATTGATGAAAAGTCATTTAATTTTTTAGCAGACATATACATTTTTTTAAACAATACTTTTTTATTTGATTCTGATTCAAAACTCCAGATATAATATAACAATACTGCAGCTCTTCGTATCTTATATTCATCTGGTTGCTTTTCATTTATCCCGTTGACATTAACTAAATCAAATTTATTAGCTTTAATAAATTTAGCGAATTGTATATCTTCCTTTTGAGTAATTAGTGTATCATATACACTATTTACTGTAGGCAATACTGTAGAAGCATATGTCACCCAATTCTTAATATTTGGAAACAATGTATTAATTACATCGGATGATATAGCACCATCAAATGTTTTAGCATCTTGAGTTTGACCTTCGCCATATGTTTTTAATTGGCCAGATGCTGCTTTTGGTCGAAATCTAAATCTATAATTAATAGTATTATCATACGATTTAAATATTGGTAGAATATCAAAATAAGAATTTTCTACATTATATTCGAATTTATTTGATATTTTAGTATACTGTATATTATCTACTAGATCTGCATCTACTTTAACTTTAATAATATTAGCTTTAGGATTAGATACTTTCTTCAATGATATACCATAAAGATCTTTAGAATTAAAAGCCTTTTCTAAAAATAAATTTAAGTTTTCGATTCCTACTTTTTTAGTTTTTAATTCATTATACAATATATTTATATTCGACTGTAAAATATTCTCACTGGATTTTTTTACAGCCCAAATATCTGCAGGATTCCAATTATCTTTACTATCTGGCAAAATCTTTTCATCGGTAATTTTATTTAGAAAATCTATTTTTCGTTTGTCACTGTCTCTGTAAAAGTTATATTGATTAAGATTTGGTATTACGGTATTAATAGCATTAAATGTTTTAACAAATGAATCATGCCATGATTTATCAAATTCAAATTTAATGGTTTTGTTTATAGTTTCTTTAGATGGTATTGACCCATATTCTAACATAAATCGAATAGCATCTTCTTGCTGAGCAGTTGAAGGAGTTTTATTAGTATTAGAATTTCCATCATTATCTATGACGTTAGTTAAACGGCCGCCAGATTTATATAATCTAAATTTAAATGAATCTATTGTAAACAATCCTTGATTATTCGGTTTTTCTAAAACAGCTTTTACATTTTTATCTGCTGAAATTGCATTATATATTTGGTTAAAGGTGTTAATGTCATTTGATACTAATTTTAAGCGAACTATTCCACTTATTACGCCGTCTTCAGTTTCTACAAAAAGAGATAATTTATATGGCAATAATTTTTTCATGACTGGTTTTAACTTAAGGCTCTTGCCTATAAGTATAGCAAACCCACTTTCTCCCTGAAAATATTTTTTTGACATATTAAATCTCGATACATTGATACTATATTTATTAAACTAAAAATGCCCCGAAGGGCATCAATTAGAAGAAACTTTCTAAACTTTGTATAGGTTCAGTGTCTCGAATCTCGTATGTCTTATTGTTATTAAACTGATAGAGCAACGAAGCATTAAATCTATCACGCTTACCTTCCAACGATGCTTTAATTTCCATCGCCATATCTGTCGCAGTTCCAACAGGCACATTCTGACAAACATGATTTAGGTTTTTTGCTGGACTTAACAACTCAAAGTCTTGAGGTAAACCCATAATAGACATACACTCACGATATGTCAGGTATCTATCTTCGTATGGATGAGTCATGGATACGGGAAGATGCCCAACAAAAGCGCCAATGTAGTCCTTTGGAATATATGATGCACGTCTCATAATGTTTCCGCCACCATCAAGTTTATCTTGCATGGCTTCCATCTTTTCAGCAAACTTAGTGTATCCTTCTTTTTCAAAGAAAGACTTTACCATACGATAGTTGTGACCATTCTCTTCAATGTAATGCATTGCATCTGTAGACTTCTTTAGAGTCTTTTGAAATTCTGCATGAGTAATTCCACCATGCATAACCTCAAGAACATACCGATAGTAAGGATCATCTTTACTTGGAATCTTTTTATTAGTTCTAACGTGTTGCAGCGCAGATGGAGAAATGTCTGCAAATAGATCTTCAATCTTTTTATTAGGACGATCAAAGTAATTAAAGAGTGGAACTGTGTTGCCCTGCCAAAAGAAATAGAATGATCGTTCTCTTACTTGACTTAGTCCATGCAATAAAGACTTAGTTCTATACACAGACATTGTATAACCATTATCAGTGGCAAGCTTATGAAGTTTATCTACGATTGGTTTGCCCATTGCACCGGCAAATCGTGGAGCATTTTCTCCCCACAACACTTGTGGGTTCATTTCCTCTAGCACGTACTTAGTCGTGGTTGTCAACCAATCATTAACGGCTGCATCGGAATTAGCTGAAGGTGATAAAGAAGATAGCCCAGCACAAGGACACACAGCGTTGACAACATCAACATAATGAGGATGCTTACCGCCTTCATCAAGTAAGATGTAAGGAACGTCTTTAAGGTGATTGACCAAGTGAGAATCATTGTTGCTGAATGGAGAGTATGAAAGTAAGTAATCTGGTTTAGTTCCAAATGCCGCCATTTGGCCAAGTGTTTCTCCGCCAATAAGTGGAACTATACTTGCATGTTTTAGAGTCATAAGTTATTTTCGATTTGTTTCATCATTTCGGCAAAGGTATGCTGAGAATCCTGATGTTGTTTATAAAATTCAAATGCCATTTCACGATATTCATTTCTCATAACATCGTCATTGGCTAACTTATTTAGTAATTCATACGCTGGCTGCATGTCATTGTCGTCAAGCCAAATAGTTCCAGTGTCCTTGCAATTAATAAGCTTATCGCCGAATGCTCTATGAGTACAGCGTTCGCCATAGGCTTTACGGAATACGGGAACTACACCTGTACACGCAACTTCGCAATGAGTGTATTCAATAGAACGTTCAATGTATCGTTCGTCTAATACAGATAATTGATAACCAAATCCACAACGAGCCATGCGATGAAGCATTTCATCATTGATGTATGGACCAAATACATATGCTGGTTCGTTATTCTTCAACGATGTGTTGGAGATACTAACATCAATGCAAGAGTTAAATTCTGACAACTCACGGAATCCAAGATATGCTGGAGACTTTTCAATACCTTCAAAGGTTGTGATGTATCCATTAGGACGTAAGAATTCATTGTGGAATTTAAACATCTGAACGTAACCTTTCCACGAGGTAGTACGACCAATCCACTTATTCATGATAGGATCAGTTCCTTCAATAGGTAACCAATACTTATTACGAATAGAATCAAAGTCCATGCCTGGTTGGAAGTTCAGAATAGTCTTAGATGTATCATCATCAAAGAATCCTGCTAACCCACCTCCGCCAGTTGAAGACTTAACAGCACGAGCGAAGTCATTGCGAGAACTATGGCCAAAAAGAATTGTAGCTTTTCCGATAGACTCATCGATTGCAGCATTACGCTTAATCGACAACGCAGAGTGATCATGTTGAATAAGAACAATTGGTTTAGTAATTTCATTTAGTGCTCTCTTAAATTGAATGATACATTCGTCAGGATGTCCAATGGACGGTAGACTATTAATGATAACTACATCAGCAGCATTACAACCAGCAATGAGCTTATTAGTTTCTTCAGGTTTTGTAAACTTTAGTTGAACTACATTGGATACATCATGGGCGTTCTTACGAGTCCACGACTTATCTTTAGAAGAGAACACAGTAAATTCGTGTCCATTCTTTGCAAGCCATTTGGTTTGCTCAACGGTAAATTTAGTTACGCCGCAGCCTTCAATGCCTCGTCCCATAATAATTGCTATTTTCATTTATATTCCTATGTTTGTATCCATTCGCATCGTACGCCAGCTTCACTGAACATATCGCATGTTAAGTCATATGCTTCTGTCCAAATTGCTGGTACCGCATCATCTGTATATATGAAAACTTCTTTGATGCCTACTTGAATAATTCCTTTAGCACATTCAGAACAAACAGGAAGCCCATATACATAGAGTGATGCACCATCAAGAGATACGCCATTGAATGTTGCATTGTAGATCACATTCATTTCAGCATGAACTACAAGTTTATATTTCATAGGGCGATCGTTGTACCGATCAGCGCTGTCTAAAATACCACGAGGAAATCCATTGAATCCCTGTGAAAGAATCTGACCCTTAGATCCTACAGCAACAGCGCCAATTTTTCTACTTGGATCTTTACTCCAAGTAGAAACTCGTTTTGCTAGATCTAAATAACGATTACGCCATGTTGTACTTGGTGTCATACTCTTCTTTAGTGATTGTGGTTTCGTTTGTTTTAATGAAGTGATCAATCAGATAAAAATGTCTTTCATATACATGAAGTGAACCTGCAGCCCAATAAATATCGCCTGTTGTATACACCTTACCATGATTCATTAGTTTTGCTTGTACTTTATCAAGCATATATTCTTGCCATGCATAGTCATTACGATATCCAAAAATAGCATCATTACTGCGCATATTAACTATAGCATGGATTTTACCATCACGTATAATATACTGTACGGTATTAGTGCACATAAAGTCTGAACGACCATTCTTAGTATGATCACCCCACATCTCAGGACGAGTATAGATCATAGTAGCACGGCGAGAATCTGGCTGGTGTTCTAACTCAGCTACAACGTTTGCAAACTGATGATTATTCTCTGCAGAAAATACACACCATCCATAGTTGCTATTAATGTAACCATCTTTATCTGCTATTTGTTTCCAAATAACTGGAGGACCACCGGGAATATCATTAACGTTTAATGATTGACCTTCATACCAACGAATTTCGCGACTTACATATTCATTGTTAACAGCACCGAAAATCAAAGGCTCAGTTGCGGTAAAGTTAGCATTTATAATCTCGATAGTTTTTACACCGGACTTATCAATTACAAATTTACTGCGCTGATAGAGTTGCGCAAACTGATGACGAATATCATGTACGATCATTCTGCACTCCTATTGGCCAAGATGAATTAGTACCATTATTAATAGTAATTGTACCAGACGTTTGTAGTCTAAACTTATCTGGAGTCAATGCAGTTGTTGGATGAGTTTGTTTAGTGATACGACGATTGAAGATATCCTTAGTACCATCTTGTCCATCGATTTCACCACGCATATATGCAACTACAAACGATAGGTAGTTGATTGCATCAAGTGCAGAATCCTCAACAGATTCGAAGTTTGCTTTACCGCCTGCTTCCATTGTTTCAAGAACAGAAACCATACGTAGAAGTTTACCATTCACGGTGTCAAGAATAGTATGAACACCACGAGGGTAGTGATCCACCTGACGAACGCGACTCAAAGGATTTTGATAATCCTGGCCTTTCTTTTCTTGAATAGCAGCTGCCTCAAGAAGTACGTTTGCAGAGTAACGAGTAAATTGTTTATCAGTCATTTAAAATGTCCTAGAGTTTCAGAGTTAGAGAAGTTGCGCATAATTTCTGCGAGCTTTGGATGTTTTACTTTTTTAAGAATTTCCATTTGATCAATTGGCCAGCATGCCATGTTTCGTCCATCATCCATAATCATACCAAATACACTTCTACGATTAGTGCATTCATATATGATTATTATATCACTAAGACTATATTCTATGAAAATTAATCTATCAACATATAAGCATTTCTTTAGGTTGTTCTCATTTGCTTTATTGACAGTGAACGCATTAGAACCGCGTAAGCGGCTCTGTGTTTTTATTTCTACTTGAAGTCCATCTGCTTGTACGAGATCTTTATCGCCATCATATTTCCAGTCAGAAAGCAATCCACCAAAGATAGCTTGGTAATAAATCTCACCAATAGTTCCAAGAGTTTCTTGATTAGTCATGGTTTATTATATCACAAAGACGAATTAATGTACACTAAACATTTCTATATGCAAATTCTATAGCTCTGGAGGCTTCAACATTAAGAGGGCGCTTAGAATAGCGATTACTAGTGTCACGATCCAAATTGCGAACGATGTCAACGATTTCATATTCTGTTATAGGGTATTTGCGTTTAATAGCACTGCATGCAATGCTAGTCATTATTTTGTAGATCATAGAATATCTTCCAGATCCATCAATTCTTGAAATAGTCTTGTAGTCATTAATGAGACTTTTACTTAAGAATGGGCAATCATTATACGATGTCCATTCAAATTCTTTTTTATCTTCGGAAAGCTTTTGTTGACGATGCTTAATAATTTCTTTCTGCATACTTTCCGGCAGTCTATCCATGAATGAATTAGACGTACTTGGTGCAGTAAATGCATGCTTAGTTAAAAGAACATCAACGTCAAGGAAGCTATCAGCACGATGAGTGAAGATAAAATTATGAGCATTAGGATATATCGCAGGTACGTAATACATTCGAGATAAGTCCTTAGTCTGGGTATCTCCCACCATGCCAAATTCTGTGTTGAGTGCATACCAAAAATGCTTGATTTCTTCACTTCTAACAGTTCTTGTAAGTGGGAATACGAGACGGAACTTTGGCGTAATCCGAGTACTACTAGCAGTAGAATAACAAACGTAATAAATGTTTGGATATAATTTAGCCAATGCATTTTCAAGATCTCCATCATAAGTGGCGTTATCAACATCAAGAGCAGCCCAAGCAGCCCATTCAATTACGTTTGCGTTTGCTCTAGTAGTATCTGGCTTATAAACAGCCGGCGATATAAGAGGTGATGCATGTTTTACAAACTCACCGCGCTTAGCCTTATATCCTTTAATCGTGGAAAGATAGTACAGCGACTTCTCAAACTTTTCAAAGGTTTCAAAATCAATGCGAGTATCCGTCTTATTATCAAAGATTGACTTAAACACGGTGAGCGAAAACATTACTTTTGTACCTTACTTAGCAGTCCAACATTATCTGCATGACTTGGTGCAATCCATCCTTCGGGCTTAATCAAGTCAGGCAATCCTAGAGGATTAGGACGACTTGCTTTGATACCAACTTCTTTTGTCATGTTTGATTCTAGTACACGATCCCATGCGGTATGTGCATCAACATCTAGTGCATCAAGAGTTCCAATAGCTACCACGCAAAGATCGATCAATGCGTCAACGGTGTCATCGCCATTGTTTGATACGATCATTTCATCTAGTTCTTCTTGCAAAAACTTAATACGAAACTGAATAAACGCCATAAGTTTTGCTTTGTCTAATCCACGAATCACTTGATTAACACCGAATTTTGCATGCATATCCTGCATGTCTTTTACCCAATTAGTACTCATATATTCTCCTATAACAATTATAACACATTACCATTAAAATGTAAACCCTTCACCGGCACTTTTCATCCTTTTGCCAAATGAAGTCTTATCAAATGCTGGTCCATCATCTTGACCGGCATCTGAAATATTCTTTTGTGCAGATTCCTCAACATCATATAGTTTCATTCTAGATCTATCGACACCAATAACAAATCGTTTATAATAGTTAACATCATTGTAACGATTCTTAAGTTGCTTAACCATGATCTGATTAAGATTTTCAAGTTCTTCTGTGGAGATCAATGCAAACATAAGATCGGTTGTTGCTGGAAGACCAAATGATTCAGAAGTATCTTCAAGTCCAACGTCAGTATTGCCAAAGCCGCCACGAGTAGTTTGTGTTGCACTTATGATTGGCACATTATACTCAACTGCAAGACCACGAAGTTCTTCGGCAATTGACTTTACAAATGTATATGAATTAACACCGGCACCAGCTTTCATACGAGCAGAAGAACAAATATTTAAATAATCAATGATGATTAAGTCTGGTGTAAAGTTGCGTTTCATCTTTAACTCTTCAAGCAATGCTTTAAAGTGGCCAGAGTGTGCGGCTGCTGTAGGGTATTCCTTAACAATTAATTTGCCAGCAGTTTTCTTGATTAGTTTACCTAGACGTGTTTCATAGATGTCCTTAGTAACTTTACTAAGTTCTTCCATTGTCATGTTCAATAAATTAGCATCAATACGTTCTGCAATACGTTCTTCTGCCATTTCCATTGTAATGTACAGAACGTTCTTACCTTGCATTAAGGCAGCAGCAGCCATGTGACACATGAACAATGACTTACCCACACCAGTTCCAGCAAGTATAACATTAAGAGTTTTCTTGGATAGACCACCTTTTGTTATCTTATTGAATAGATCTAGATCAAACTCAAGCTTTTCTTCTTTGCGATTATAGAAGTCATATCGTTCCTCAAAGTCTTCAAGGTAATCATGGCCTACAGATGAATCAAAGGATACGGCCAATGCATCGGATAGCATTGAAGGAATAGCATCTTCAGTACGAACTTTGTCTTTACCTTCGATGATTTCAAACGAATCGATGATTGCGTTATACACTGCTTGCTTCTTACAGAAGGCTTCAGTATTTTTGTACAACCAATCATCGTTGTCTGTTTTGAATGTAAGTTCGTTGATGTAGGTTTCAACTTGACTTAACTGATCACCGCGAAGATCCTTACGCTTGCCGAGTTGAATTGCAAGGATATCAAGTGATGCTGGCTTGTTATACTGTGTAAAGAAAGAAACTAACTCTTGTGCAACCACTTTCTCAAAGTGATCTGAGAAATACTCAGTCTTTAGGAATGGTACCACCTTTCGGCAATACGCTTCATTGTGCATCAGATTCGATAGAATCGTCTTCTCTATTTTGTTCGCCATCAATAAATCCCATCTTATCGCGCTCTATTCCATAATAGAGTAGTGCTGTTATAAAATCACCAAGTTCTTTTTCAAAGACTTCTTTGTCGAAGTCTTTTAAATGGTGAGGAACATCATGTAAGTGATATTCAAATGCAATAGTGAGAGTATCGTCATTCTCTCTAAACTTAACGTCAGTATATGAGAAGACGATATCCGCAAAATCTCCAGTAGTAAATGCTAATGCATGAAGATCACCTGTTGGAGAACTCTTACCTAAAACTCTATGCGGTCTCAGAGGCGTTGTCTTCTGCATATGTTTCCATTTCTTCTAAAATTTCATGATCGCTAATCATCTCGCCGTGAGAAACTTGATAACGTTCTTTAACCCAGTTTCTAAATGATGCATCCATAAGAATAGAACTCCAGAATTCGCTAGAGTCTGTGTCCTTAATGCGCCATTTTTTATCTTCCATCTCACCAGTCGATTGATCTACTTTTGCATACCAACCATTGCTTGGTTTGATAACGTGCTTAGATTCAAGCGCCATGTCTAGAAGTCCAGACCATTTACTTAGTCCACCTTCAAACTTAACGCAGATTGGAATCTTAGATTTTTCACGAACATAACGAGATTTCTCAACATTAATAATAAAGTTATAACCAATTAGATCAGTGCCGTCTTTTTCTTGTTGACGACCAAGAATAAAGATGTTATCAGCTGATAAATAAATTCCAGTTCCACCAGACACAATTGCCTTAGGATACAATCCCTGTTCCATGTAGATGTGATTAACAGCAACCATTGGAATATCAAGACGATTCAGATAAGGTGTAATCATACGAAAGATTGACTTCATCTGCTTTGCGCGAGACATGTCAGCTACAGACTTTCCTTCTAGAGCATCATCCATTTCTTTCTTAGAAGACATGTTACCAAGGGAGTCTACAACAAAGATAACTCGATCTCCACGATCAAGATTTTCAAGTTGCTTGATAACATCAAATTTAAACTCTTCCATATTCATGATTGGGACATGAAGAATTCTGGATTTGTCAATCTGAAGTGATGTGAAATAAGCATCGGGTGTACCAAACTCACAATCATAAAAGACCATCACTGCATCTGGATACTTGTCCATATAAGACTTAGCCATGATTAAAGAGAACATAGACTTAAAGTGTTTTGAAGGACCACACCATAGTGTGAGACCTGGAACAAATCCACCATCAAGTTCACCCGACAATGCAACGTTCATTGCTGGGATTGAAGTTTGAATCATGTCCTTCTTAGTGAAGAACTTAGACTGAGACAGAATTGCCGAGTCTTTAATTGTAGTATTTTTTTTAATTTTATCTAGTAAGCTCATTGTATTTCCTTAAACGAAGTATGTATTAAATAGCGCTATTACAATTATACCACATATGCTAGTTGATGTACAAACATAAAATGATTAAACTGTATACTACTTATTAAGTAAAAAAGTCTTCAAGTGATGCCTCTTCTTCTGCACGCCATCCAATTGAGTGAATGATTATTTTGGCAGGATCGAGAAAAGCTTTTTCAAATTGTACCGTATTGTCAATAAAGCGATGGAGACCAAACTCAGGAGGCAAAATGCTAGTGAATGCAATAACATCTTCACGCATAGGATTCCTAGGATTAAGATAAATGTACTTAATCTTTTCACCTTCTTTAATAGCCTCATACTTATTTTCCAGCTTATGTAACTTCAACATGTGATTATAAAGTAGTGCTGCTCGTGAATTGATTGGAGTACCCTTCTTATAGATTAGTTTTGGATCGCTGTATTTCTTGAGCGACGATACCCCACGAGGAAACGCCTTCTCTTCAGCAGGTAAGGAATCAAATTTCTTTTGGAATTCTTGAATAAAGCTCTGAGTTTGTACTTCCGTGCCACTAATGAGCACTTGAAACAACTCTTTAAAAGCCTTGCGGCACGTGCTCGGAGTAGACGACTTGATCGCCTCAATACCCATGATCTTAAGTTTTGGTTTTGCATAGCGAACTCCTTCATTATCTAATACATTTAGAATGTATCGTTTCTTTGCAGTCCAAATTGCACGATCAGCGATACTCTCGCGCTTCATAGTGATACGAGGTTTGTAAACATTTAAGTTATCACCGAGTTCACCAAAGCATTTATCGAATACATCAGTTTCGATCTTAGAACAAACACGGCTTAGAAAGTCTACGATCTTATCTTTTGGCATAGAGACTACGCCATCTGCGCCATAAACTTTTTGGACTAGATCATTAAGACTTACATAGATTGAATCAGTATCGATTGCGATAACGTAATCTTTATTAGTCTTAAGCATATCATTCAGATACTTATTAAGATGCTTCTCGCCCCACTTAATAATCATCTGACCAGAGATAGTAACACCTTCTGCAATTTCCATTGTGAAGTAACGGAAGTACTTATTACCAAGAGCACCATAGAGTGAATTCAAAAGAATCTTAATCGCGGTTTGTTGGTTTTCAAAGTGGGCGATATCACGTTCAATGCGATACACTTCTACTTTATCAGTGCGATCACATACTTCAAGTTCCTTCTTGGATTCAATCATCTTCTTCTTGATCACAACCCGTTCATCATACATTTCTTCAATGATCTTTGGCATGAAGCCTTGTTTGTGTTTGGAGAAGTATTGACCAGTTCCAGCCATGCACTTATCTGTTGTATTTTTAATACCACTAAGACAAGTTTCTACATTTACATTCTGTGCGATATCACCTTTAAGAATAGTTTCAGGTGACATGTTCCATTGTACAATGATGTTTGGATAAAGTGAGTTAACGTCAAAGGAAGCAACCCAATCATGAACTCCGCACTGAGGATCTTTAACATATCCACCTTCATAGTCAGTCTTGTAACTATTCTTATTTGGTGGAATGATGATGTTGTCAGCCATCAGTGTACGGTGAATCAATGCATCCCAGATTGCAACAGTGCCCATTGTATCAGAGTAGTTCACACCGGCCTTGTACGCCATAGTCAAACATAACGTAATCATGGCGATCTTATCTTCCATGCGATCGACAAGCCATACGTCCTTGATGTTGTAATCAATAAACTTCTGGTGATCGGTAAGATAGAGACTGTATAGACTACCATCGTATTCCAACTTGCGTTCACTAAGAACAACCTCAGCAATATGATCTAGCTTGTATGATTCCTGTGGACCAAACGAATATCCAAACTTCTGGAATAGATCAAGGTAATCGAGTTGAGCAATGCCGGTGATTTCATACACTTGAACCATGCCTTTACGCATAGTAACCATTTTAGCTTCAACCATTCCCCACGGTGAAAGCTTCTTAGCTTCATCTTCACCGAGCAAACGATTAATACGATTGATAAGATATGGAATATCGAATGTACGAATGTTCCAACCTGTTACTACATCAGGACATAGGAATTCATCATGCCAAAAAGCAACAAATTGTTTTAGGAGTGTTATCTCATCTTTGCACTTCATATAACGAATCTGGCAATCTTTCATGAGTGCCTTAGTCGTGTCATATTCGCCAAGGGCCCACACAAAGTAAACATTAAGAATGCTGTCTTTAATGCCAATAGCAGTTATAGTATGTGCTGCTTGATCTGGTTCAGGGAAACCTTCATTGGAAGCAACCTCAATATCGAGAGTATGAACTCGAATTAGATTACGATCAAACTTAATTTCACCGGGAAAGTCTTCAGCAATAAATTGAGTAATGTAATTGGTGTTACCATAGATGTTGAAGTTTTCAACGCCTTCATATTTCTCGACAAACTCCTTTGCCTCACGCATAGAAGCAAGTTTGATAGGATCTACGTTAGTCCCATCGAGAGCATTGAATTTAGATCTACCTTTACCTTTGACGTAAAGAGTTGGTTTGAAAGAAATCTTTCGTTTGACGCGAACACCATCTTCATATCCACGATAGAGAAGTGAGTTGCCATAGCGGTTAACTGAAGTATAGAATCGCATAGTATAAAGTAAAACAGGGTATAAAGTTAATTATACCCTGTTTAAGATTAAAAGTAAAATTTAAACGATCATCTTCGGCATTTCAGACGCAGAAGCAATCATAATGCCAGATCCAAAGATCCTGCTATATTCATTACTCAATTTGACATCTATTTCCATATAACCAGCAATTGATGTTTTGTAAATTGTAATAGTGTTATCCTTAGCAAATGGAGAATATGGAGCAAATGCTGCGCCAACTCTACCATCTTCTGTTTGTTGTACTACAATAGCAGCTGGATTCTTTAAAATAATCTCCGTTGGAGTATCCTTTTCAAGATTAGCTATAATATCTTCACCACTAATAAGTTTGTAAACTTTCACTACCATAATAACTCCAATTGTTAAATTTTACTTAATCTTAACTAGAACTTTCTTTGGTTTCTTTTCTTCTGGAACTAAGCGTTCCAAGATGATCTTAAGCATGCCATTGAATAGTTCAGCATTTTTAACTTCAATTTGATCATCAATAGCAAATGCACGAGTAAAACTGCGATTAGCAATACCTTTGAACAAGAAGTTTTCTTCTTTGTCATCTTCCCTTAATGCTGCATTACCTTTAACGATAAGTTTACCACCATCGATTTCAATATCAATTTCACTTTGAACGAATCCAGCAATTGCAAGTTCGATACTATATGTGTTATCACCAGTTTTCTTGATGTTGTATGGAGGATAGCCGGGAATATTTTTAGTGACGTCAGCGTGAAGTTTCTGCATGTGAGCTTGGTGCTCTTCAAAACCTACGAAGTATCTATCAAAGTCCTTAAACATTGGACCAAACGAAATGTTGCCGAGTTTTAAATCAGTCATATCAATCTCCTTATTGTTTAGCAAATGCTTTTTTTGCATCGAAGGTATAAGCTGAAAGCCCAAGTGATGTAAAAAAATCTACATGAGCTTTAGCAATTATCTTTGCAAAGGAAGATTGTGCTGAAATAAATTGATTGAGTGGTTTTTTAATTTCTTCATTTTTAACGTATGTATCAACGAAGTTTGTTTTGACACCTTGAAAAGTGTCGATCGCGTCATTAATGTTTTTTAACATTATTTTCTCCTATTAAGCGAGAGTTTAAAAATGTTGCCCAAAGGCGCAACGGTATTCCTGCTTACTTAATACAGGGTCAACTAACGAGTGACAGTGCAATTGCTCGGACGCCTTTTACCGTAGCATCAAACAGCCCTAAGGTGGGCCAAACTGTGACAGTTATTTACTAGGATGTCGCCTAGTTCCCATCCCTGAGAATCAAACGTCAGTTACAACATTAGGATTAGCAGCATCAGCAGTAGCCTTTGCTGCAGCTTCTAAAGCTGCCATCTGAGGTTGAGCCTGTTGCTGAAGTTTGTTAATCAAACCAGCAACAGCTTCAAAAGGTGCTTTACCAAGAGCTGCAAGAACCATGTTGGCTTCTTCAAGAGTCAATTCAAATTTAAGCATATTTATCTCCATTAATTAATGCTAGGTTTTTTGCCAATGTTATATTTGGCGGTTAAAGTCCATTCAAGTTTCTCTTTAAAAGATACTACTTTTATCTGCGACAACGACACTCGCTCTTCTGCTTTAGACAGAATAACGATTTTCAACAATCCCCAGTCTGCAAGCAGACCAGTGATAGTATTTCTACGCTCAATATCACTAATAGTAATATTAGCTTCTTTGCCATCCAAGGCAAAGAGTTCTTTAAAATGCACAATAAAGTATCTACCTTGCTTATGCAAAATATGACACGATTGATACAAGGTTTTGTCTTTTCTAGATGCCACTCCAATACGAGTGAGAGTTTCACGAACTTTGAGAAAATTATCAGGTTCAGGTAACGTCACTTCAAGCATTGAATCCGGCGTCCAATCGTAATAAATTAATTCAGTCATTTCACTTCCTTTATTTTTATTATATTATCATAATAACATGCTAGACTGGATTTATTTATACGACTTATCGACCTCCTTCTGCATATTTTGCTTTAAGTTGTTTAAGATTTTCATCTGTAAGTAACTCAAGCGCAACTGCAGCTTTCTCAGATGAATAGTTATATTCTTTCATGACAAGTTTAAGGTTCTCAGAATTCTGATCTTTCTTATGCCACTTAGAAAATCGTTTCTTTTTGCTGATACCGTTAAGATAGAATGCAAACTGCCAATCTTTTGGAATAGAAGCATGACCATTCATTTCATTTGCAAACATAATCGTATCAGGAAAATAGCTTAAACCTCTATTCACCATGAATGGAACATAGTCTTTTTCAGTAAGAGGATCTTCTTTAATAAGATCTTTTTTACTGTCATTGATTGCGTTTAGAAAATCAAAGAAACTCATTTCATTAACTTTAGCATATCTTCGTGTGAAACGGCAAATGTTTTATCTGGAAATTTGTCTTTTAATTGATTTTCAAGATCTAAGAATTTTTCGGCATGGCCAATATAGATATTCGTTTCTTTATCATACATGAATATCATATTATCTTTTAATTCTATAAAAGCATTTATTTTAGATTCTTCTTTTGTTGTTTCATTCTTGATGAAACTCTTTACACGAATTGAAGCAATAAACTCGCGAGCATACCAACCAACATAAAAGCTTATACCAACTAGAAGAGCATAAAAAGCAAAGTCATCCATCATTTAAACTTCAGTTGTGCCATGATTTCAGTCAAGGCTGCCATAGTGTTTATTTCACGATCTGCAACGAATGCAGCCTTATATTGGTATTCAGCAAGAATTAAAACTAGTTGAGGAATAGATCCTTGTTCTAGAATGTCAATTGCTTTATCGTAAAACTTGCGAAATAACTCTGTAGATTCTGTATCAGAATTCTTACCAACCCACTTACGAACCTCAGTGAAGTTCTTAGTCTTAAGATACTTTACTAATTCAGTGTACGATTCATCACCAATATTCACCAACAATCCAGCGTCAATAGTACCACTCACTGAGTATCGTTGCAACTCATTAAGAATACGACGATAGTCTGGAAAGTATTTAGTAACTAGTTCAACAACTACCTTAGGTTCAAAGGTGATGTTCTCAGTCTTAAGGATTCCAACAACACGCTTATAGAAAGCACCCATAATAGAGGGTTTGTCTTTGTTTTCTATCTTAAATTCAATAACTGCACAGCGTGAATGTAAAGGTTCAATGATTCTATTCTTGAAGTTACAAGTAAAAACGAACCTACAGTTATTACTAAACTCTTCAATGAAACCACGAAGAGCAGGTTGAGTAGAGTTAGCATTAAGATAGTCTGCCTCATCGAGGATAACTACTTTCTTAGCATCCGTTAGGGATACTGAAGATGCAAAACTTTTAATCTTACTACGAAGAACATCGATGCCGGATTCTTCTGAACCATTGATGAAGAGATACTCTGCGCCAATCTCATTACATAGTGCTTTAGCGACAGTAGTCTTACCTACGCCAGCTCCACCACAGAATAAGAAATTAGGCAACTCTCCAGAATTAATAAACTCATGAAAAGTCTTCTTCATGGATTCAGGTAGAATACACTCATCGATAGTAGATGGTCTATACTTCTCGACCCACAAATATTGATTCATTAGAACTCCGAGTCAGCTTCAACAGCAACAAAGTAAGTCAAGTCAGTTGCACTTTTAAAGCGAGAGATCTTCTTCTTAGAGATAGCAACATCATAATCACCGGGAAGCATCTTAAGATTTTCAACTTTAAGATTGGCGCTGAAAGTTTCTTCGGTCTTACCAATAGTAACTTCATATGCGTTTGATGTATTGTTCTTCTTGTCTGATACTAAAACCTTGAGGGTTGTACCATCACCGACGATAGATAGATCGCTTGCTTTTAATGCAGACGATGTCTTAAGAATCATTGCAAGTTGCGCTGCATCTAGTTTAAACTCAACGTCTGGTTGTGGGAATTTAATAGTTGATGGAGCGGATTTAACTACACCTTCACCAGCAGCAAAGTATTTAATCTTACTTGAACCTCCATCGGAAACCATCACGTATTTTTCGGAGAAGTCGAGTTGCGTAGTTTGAAACAACGACACAACATTTAGGAATTCATTAAGATCATAGATCCCGAAGTCCATAGGAAAAGTTTCACCGATAGACACTTCTGCCATGATGTTCTTTCCTTCAGAAATTGTAGACAACTTATTGCCTTGCTTAAGCATTATACTACCATTGATACCAGCGAAGTTCTTAATCAACGATAGTGTTTCTTTACTTAGTTCCATTTGGTTCTTTCTTTGTATATTTCACATCATGCTCATAGAGAAATGCGAGGCAACACATAGCATGAGCTAAGTGATGGATTCCACTCTCTGGATCTAGATCTTCACCCATTTTCCATGCCCAGACATGACGTTCCATAGCATCAAAATAGCGAGTGATAGAGTCTTCAACATGTTTCCAATTATCTGGTTCATATTTTTCTGCACCAAACGTAAGAACCTTCACCATTTCTTGCTGAGCAAGAGGAGGTATCAATCCATAACGAAGTTTACCGATGTCGAATTTACGACCTAGCGCAAGAGGTGTAGGTTTACTTTTCATAATTAAAAAAGGAAGATCGAGATACTATTATACCCCAATCCTCCATAAAAGTACAATTCTAATTAAGCAAACAAACCAAAGGAATGCGCAATTTGAATCATTTTCTTGCTTGGGTTACCAACACGATACTTAATTGTTGGTTTGCCACTTGCTAGCTTTGCTTTGTTTGCGTAAACACAAACACCTTTGCTACGAAGAGCGTGGATTGCAGATGTTGGATTTTGCAATCCAAACATACCGCTGATTTGACTAGGCGTGGCGGTAGAACCTGATTTCAGGTATGCTTCAAGTCTAGATAATTTACTCATAGTTACTCCATTATGTTGATGATATAGCCGTTAAGCTACTTCCATTATACCATATTCACGCAGTTCTGTAAAAAATTCTTTATCTTCTTCTGAACTTTTTACTAGATCTTTAGCAATTTTGGTATTTGATTTGACTTGGGCTTCTTGAGCTTCGATCAAATTAGGTGCGGGGAACTTATAGTGTCCACGTGAAACCTTGTCTCCTTTGACAAGCCACATTGGATAACCAATCTTTTCTCCTCCATCGGCACGTTTAGAATGTAGTTCTGCAAATAGTTCTTCTACTTCTAAACGAGTGATGCTGTATTGGGACGCCAGTGCAGGGCGAATAGTGATGAAAGCATCGATGCAACGCTTTTGGGTTTTGGTGAGGTTAGTGTAGTTCATATAATTCCTTAGAAGGGGATTTCAGTTGATGATTGAGGAGTAGTACTCACGACTGGTGCAGGAGTAGCAACCTTTTCGAATAGATCTGCGAAAGCATTGCGAGTGATATCGTCAAACCTATTGATACACAGTTCAACTGCTTTCTTCTTATCTTTGAAGATAGAGAATGCTCGAACAATATGTACCAAGCGGCGGGTTGTAATAGTCTCATCTACACCGCCATCTGCAAAAGTCCTACGAATTGCATCTGCCCACTTAACGAGAGTGTCTGCAAAATCCTCATCTTTACATGAGTAGGACTCCATTAGATTCATAACAATCTTACGTTCAATAGCAGCGGATGGATAATCCTGATTGAAGGTGATTGCAAAGCGCTCAAGGAACGCCTCATTTAAAACATTTGTGCCAATATAACGGCCATCTTCTGAACCCTTACCTTTGGTGTTTGCAGTGGCAAACACAGTGAATCCTTCGGCAGGATAGACCAATTCATTCTTCAATTTGAAGTAGAATGGTTTACCTTCAAGGATAGGTTGTAGACACAGAAGAGTGTTGGCAGAGCCAGCATCAATTTCGTCTAGCAAAAGAGGTATGCCTGAGCGCATAGCAATAAGCACTGGGCCTTCAACCACTTCAACATTACCATCAACTAATGTTTTAGATCCGATCAGTTGATCTTCATCGGTCATCATGTTCAGATTGACACGAATAAGAGGGCGCTTGTTTTTGGCGCAGCATTGCTCAACGGTAGTAGACTTACCATTGCCTGTTGGTCCTGAGATATAAGCAGGGTAGAATTGACGAGACTTGATGATGGTATCAATGTCACGATGGTTACCAAATATGACGTAATTAGGATCCACTTTTGGAACCAAAGACGTGGTGTCTTCAATTTTCGCCATAGGTTTTACTGGTGTTTCAGGTTTAGAAAAGTCTGCTCCATCAGTTGGAACGGCATAGAGACCACGACCCACTCGATTTTGCATAAGCCAAGTGGGGTACTTGGACGTAGCAGTTAGAGCCATGACTTCGACAATCTGAGCTCGACTTACTTGTCGAGTTGACTCGGTGTCGGGAAATTGTTTGAAAAGAACAGAGAGAAAGTTTGTATCCATAATGTAGAACTTAGTAGGTATAGATCTATTATATCAAATAAACGAATTAATGTACACTGTTTTATGCAACCATTCCAATAAATTTGTTAAGAACCACTCTAGAAGTCTTGCGAGTATTCATAGAGTTGCCAAGAACACGAGCAATAGAACTTGCAGACATATCTTCATTGATCTTACCCAGAGTGTCATCCTGAATCTTAGACGTAGATGACAATAGATACATTTCATCCCGACCTGGAACATTCTTAAGAACACAGAACTTATCTTTTCTCAAAGAATTTAAGATATGAAAAGCCGCATCTAAATCACTTGAACCATTACCTGTTGGCATATTGATTCTAACAAATGCACCACTAGCTCGTTGTGTGGCATTCATGATAAAGAATGCTACACTTTTGACTTGGTATCTATCACGAATAATCTTCAAAAGTGTTCCAGTCTGCTCATGAGACTCTACACCGAGTTCATAATCTTTCTTAGTAATTGGATCACGTAAGTAGCACTTAACACTTACTTTCTTATATTGGCCAGTTTGATCATACTCATAATCAGAACCATTCTTAATGCGGAACTTTTCATTTCCTTGTATTGCACCACCTTCACCATCGGTTAGTGTGATGAATGTAGTCTTTTCAACTCCTGTGTTAGCAATGAATTTTCCAAGATAGTCAACCATGAATAGAAGAGCCTGATTCAATGGAGTTCCTTGCAGACCGTATTTGCGCATTCTGGTATATGGTTTGCACATCATATAGTCGATCATCTTATTAAACTCTACATTAGACATTTTGTTAGAGAACAACTCTAACAAATGCACGCTACCATATAGACCATTTTCATTAGTTGCAATAATCTTAGGTTCAGTTCTACGTTTTTCATCACAATAACCATCGGTAAATGCAAACACCTGATATGGAATTTGAATACGCTGACAGAACATAGCCAAGTTCATAACTTGTTCAACGGTCTCTTCCATATAGTCAGACATAGAACCTGACCAATCTAAGAGAAACACCATTCCATGTTTCTTACCATCTTGCACCGTCATGATCTGACGAAACAAATCATCTTTAAGTTTATAAGCATATAGCTTTTTGCTGTCGAGTTGTCCAAGCTTAGAGATCTTAGCGCGGCGGTATGCAGTAGCAGACTTGCGCATTTCAAACTCTTTGACAAGGTAGTTCACCATGTTAGAAGAATTAGACTTAAACTTTGCAATGCTAGATTTTCCAAGAAGAACATTATCCGAAAGTGCTTCAGCAAAATCAGGCAGGATCTTTTTATAACTTACGATGATGTCTTCTGGCGTTTTAGACAATGAAGGTTCAAAGTAACGAGTGATTAAAGACTCATCTGCAAGTTGCTCTAGCTTTTCATCAAACTTTTGTAGTGTAGTTGGTTTCAGTTCATCCATGATCTCTTTTTCAGGATCTGGTGAGGTTGGCTTTGGCTTTGAAGATTGACGTGGAGATTCTTCCTGTTCTTCGTCTTCGTCTTCGTCTTCATATTCATCATCTTCATCGATGTAGTCATCATACATAGAAGACTCATCGTCTTCATCAGCTTCTTCGGCTTCTTCGGCTTTACCACGAGTATTTGTGACTTTACGCTTTTCAATCTTTTCTTTAATAGTATCTTTGCTATAGGCAAAGATTTCTTCGGCAAGAGCAATTACTTCTTTTGCAGTAGAACACTTATCTACTCGACGAATCAGTTCTTGTTCTTCGGCATTGAATTGTACACCACAGCTGAAGCCAACTTTGAAGTATAAGTTGATGCGGTCAATCAATAGGAGTTTAGAAAGATCACGATCTTTAACGCCAAAGAAGTCGCGATCGTTCAGTTCACGATATCCAGTGTTGAATGACTTGCGTGAACCAGGATAACGTTCCTTCATCTTCTTTTCGATGCGAACATCCTCAATCACATTAGCATAATCTTTAAGATGCTTCTTTTCTTCAAAGACTACACCGTAGGAATCTATCTCTGTGTAAAGAGCGTGGCCGACCTCATGCATCATGAGCATTTCTTCGATCGTGAGTGTCATTTCCTTCCATCGTGGAAGAAGTAGAGTACGACCTTTGATGTCAAACGCAGCAGTTTTAATGTTGCTGCGAATAATGTTGATGTTCTCGGTGGCCAGCAATTTTGCCAGCATGTCTTGAGATTGAGTGTTTGTTTGTATAACCATGTGTCTATTATACCACAACTACGAATTAATGTACACCGCTAAACAATAGAAGAAAAATCATTTTTCTTCTCAAACTTGATTACTGAGTGAAATTTATCAAAAAGTTGGTCTCCCTTATGGCTAATCACGAAGATATTAGACTTGTCGCCTATAGCATTCATGATAGATAGGAAGTAATCTGTACCAGAGTTGTCAAGGCTTGAGTCAAAGATTTCGTCTAGAATTAGAAGATTTGTGTTCACAGAGTTCTTCATCTTAGCAATTTGACGCCATGTAAACAAGATTGCTAGATCTATACGCATCTTCTCACCTTCCGAAAACGAATCATATGTGAATTCATCTCGAAAGCGAGACTTGATTACCTCATTAAATGATTCGTCTAATTCAAAATGAACATAGAAATCCATTGCTGTAAGATAACTATTGATAAGTTTGTTCATGACAGGAAGATATTCCTTAATGATAGCAGTCTTAATGCCCGTATCTTTTAGTAATAGTGCAGAAACTTCTTGGATATTGCGTTCTATAGACAGTTCATTCTTTTTATCAATTAAAACTATTGCATCATCAGCAACTTGTTTAAGTTTTTGTTTCTCTACATCAATATTTCCAGTGTCCTGTTTAGTAGCTTCAATGTCTTCATTGAGTTTCTTATTGCTTCGGATAAGTAACTTATTAGCGGTGATGGTTGCATTTGATTGTACATTTAATGCTAACAATTCTTTATTTAATTCAGTGAGTTTCTTTTGGCGCTCCATCAAATTATCATAAGCTTCTTGTAGAACATTAAGGTTGTCTATACTATCACTATACTCTTGATTAAATTTAGAACCAATATTTGTCTTATGCTCATGTGGAATATCTTGTTCACAAGATGGACAAGTGGTATTGTCTGCAAAGAATTGAAGAGTTTCTTCTATGTGTTCTTTCTTAGAATTTAACTTAGAACGAAGAGCAGCGGCTTTATCAATGTCTTCTTTAAGTTCCTTAGCGTTATCACCGGCCGCCATCATTTCATTCATCGTATCGCCCAGCACTTCCCAACGATCTTCATTGGCTTTGATCTCAGCATCATTGTCTGCAATCTGTTTACGAATGTGATCTACTTGTTCTTGCTTGGATGATACCATCGATGAAATGATTTTCTTTTGAGCAAGTACTGAGTTCTTAGCAATCTCAATCTTATTCTCAATATCGCGCATCTCTTCTTTAGTTTGACTAATACGTTCCTTTAGAATTATATTCATAGTGGAAAATATACTAATGTCAAGAATGTCTTCAATAACTTCACGACGTTGCCACGCAGGTAGTTGCATGAAGGGAACAAACGATGCTGAACCGAGGATGATAACCTGTGTAAACGTCTTATAGTTAAGACGTAGAACTTGTTGCTCTAATACTTTTTGATAATCTTTTACTGCAGCATCTTGATTAATCATAACACCATTGAGATAAATTTCAAAGATGCTTGGTTTTATACCACGGACAATCTTATATTCTAATGTACCAATTTCAAACTCAATAGTGACTATACAGTTTTTACCGTTGATTGAATTTACAAGTTGTGGTTTATTGATATTACGGAATGGCTTCCCAAATAACGCAAACGTTAACGCGTCTAACATCGTAGACTTGCCTTCGCCATTCTTACCAATGACTAAAGTACTTGCAGATTTATTGAGGATAATTGTATTAGCCGAGTTACCAGTTGATAGAAAGTTTTGCCAAGTCAAAGTCTTAAATATCAGCATTAGACAACGTCCTTATTGAGTGCTTCAGTGTACAAAGCTTTCATAAAATTCTTTACCTTATCTTTGTCAACATCAGTTTCAACAGAATCGATATAATCAGACAGCACACTAGATGTATCTTCTAGGTTAATGTTCTCATCAACCTGACCATCACTAAACTCTGAGAAGTTTTCAATGATCTTTACTTCAAGTGGATTATTAAGATAAACTCGGTTTATAAACTTATCAAATTTATAAAAGTCAGTTTTATTAATGACAACTATCTTTACATACTTGTCAGTTACAAAACTAGTATCAACTTTATCTGGATCTTCTTTAGTATCATCATACTCGTATCGCTCAAATAAACTATACGGATTTTGAATAAACTCAAGTGTACGAGTGTCAAGATCAAAGAGATGAAAACCACGAGGATCTTTATAATCTTGCCACGTTAATTCATACGGGTTGCCAAGATAAAACACATGACCATCGTTAGACCGATGATGATAGTGTCCGGAAAAAACCATGTCAAACTTATTAAATGACTCTTTAGATAATCCATCATGAGATTCTACTCCTCTATACATAGCAAATCCCGAAATCTCTAGGTGACCCATACAAATTTCGGCAACAGTGTTCTTAATCTCGTTCATTGAATCTTCATAATTATCTGTGCAGATCCAAGGGAGAAAACAAACTGGTATTCCAGCAACATTAACAGTTTCTGGTCTTGTAACAATGACAATGTTACTATATTCTTTCAATGTTAACTCGGGGCTGTTAACTTCATTGGTGTTCTTAAAATATGTATCATGATTACCAGCAATCATAGTGATAAAGATACCAGCCTCAAAAGCCTTATCAAAGAAGATCTTCTTAGTGCGTGATAGTGTATTGAAGTTTATATATTTACGACGATCAAAGGTATCACCAAGGATAAGCATTGTTGTAATATTGTGTTCTTTAAGCTTAGGAAAGAAAACATTCTTATAGAAGTTCTCATAATAATCTAAACATTGAACACTATCACCACGAGCACCAAAGTGCTGATCAGTTATGATTGCTACTTTCATTGTTTCCTAGCTTCCATCATCCTATCATATCCATATGCATGATACAAAAATTCAATGAACTTATCAATCTCTGCTTCATTAGCTTCTGGCAATTCACAATATACTGAAGCAGCTAATGCAACTTTGTCTAACCAGTCTCTATCATTCATGACGGATATCATCACTAAAAAATGGATTGTTATCTTCGTTTATAATTATCTTTGGGTCGTCAATAAAGTTAGCAAGTGATTGTTTTAACTTTTCTTTCTTTTTCTTTTCTTTATTCTTTATAAAAGAATCGTCAAAGTTAGAATTTGATTGGATAAATGCGGTGTAAGCATTCTTAAAGTCTGCATCATCATCATGGCCTTGTAGATCAAATGAGTCAAATGCCATATCTTGAATGAGTTTACCTTTGATGTATGATTGCTTCTTTTCCTTGGCAATGCGGCGAAGGAAAGCAAAGTATATTACTTGTGTAAAATAGGAAAATGGATTTGAAGATTTCTCTGGATCAAAAGAATGCATACATTGAACACAGTTTTCAATTCCATCAAGAATCATATCATCTTTATATGAATAATTAATAAAGTTTGATTTTCTACTTAGACCAGTAGCAATCTTCATAATACATTCACCAAGATATTCTGGGATCCTGGGAATTGTAGTTGAGTTAGCTCGAGCTGCTAGTAATTTTTCTCGGTAATCCTTAATGGACTCGAGCATCTGAGCATTATTTACATAGTGAGTTGCCATTAAAATTCCAGTTTGTTTTCTCTATTATACACTATAAGATAGATATCGTACAATCTAAATTAGACGCATTTAGATTTTTTACATTGTACAATTGAAAATGTGTATGTTATAATAAATCTCTGGGTTTCATATTAATGTAACATTCTACCCTTTGGTATATTAGTCTGTTCT